AAAAAGCAATGCAAAATGCTATTGCAAGGGGCTAAAGAGGCTTACGAACTCTCTTTCGTAGCGGTACCGGCTCAACCTAGAGCGAGTACGCATAAGTCTATCGGATTTACAAAACCGGTAGAAGAAAAACCGGATACTACTCCGGAAAAAGATACGCAGAGTATCGAAACAAAAACCGATATCGAAAAAATGGAGTCTCGATTTTTAACTCAAAGAGTTAGGATCGCAGAGTCCTTTTTTAATTCAGAAATGGAGGAAAAATAATGAATAAGAAAATGAGAGAAATTTTAGCAACAATCCAGGCTAAGACCGCAGAGGCTAAAGGCTTTATGGAGGGCGAAAGTAAGGACATCGATAAGGCTACCGCTCTTATGGATGAGGTTGATTCCTTACACAAGGAATACGAAACAGAAAAACGTCTTTATGAGGCAGAAAAGGCAATCGGTGCGGAGGCTGGTGCTCCCGTAGTAACTGAGCCCGAAAAGAAAGTAGAGGAGTCTCCTCTCGCTAAATTCGCTAAGGCGGTAAGATCTATCCTCAAGGGCGAAAAGAGTCTCGTAGAGGGCGTAGACGCTAACGGCGGTTATACCGTTCCCGAGGACGTACAGACAAAGGTAAATAAGTGGGCAGAGGTTGACTATTCACTCCTTAACGAAATCGACGTTGTACCCGTTACAACAAATAAGGGTGCTCGTACCTATCAGAAGAAAGGTAAGGCGGACGTATTTGTAGACCTCGACGAAAACGGAGCAATCACAAAAGAAATCTCCGCTCCTCAGTTCGAGCGTGTTACTTATGCTATCCAGGATAGAGCCGGTTTTATGCCCGTATCTAACGACCTTATCGCAGACTCCGACGCTAACATTATGGGTATCGTATCCGATTGGCTCGGTAAGGCTAACGTAGCAACATCTAACGCTAAAATCCTCGAAATTATCAACGGTAAGGCGGATACCGATTTCGCTAACATTGACGGTATTAAAAAGGCTATTAACGTTACACTCGGACAGGCTTATAAAAATAGTTCTAAGATTATTACTAACGACGACGGTCTCAACTACCTCGATACTCTCAAGGATAAGAACGATAGACCTTTACTTAATCCCGATCCTACGGATAGTGCTAAACTTACACTCCGTTGCGGTACTGTAGTCGTTCCCGTTAAAGTTCTCCCTAACGATGTATTGGCGTCCGACGGTACAAAGATTCCGTTTATTATCGGCGACCTTAAAGCCGGGATTAGAAAATGGGATAGACAGTCTATGTCTATTAAAGCGTCTGACGTAGCCGTAATCGGTGACTTTAACGCTTACGCTATGAATATGACTCTTGTAAGAGCGATTATGCGTGACGACTATACCGAAATGGATAAGGACTCTTACGTAAGAGGACATATCGACTCCGCTATCTCGGGGGAGTAATGTCCCTCCGAACCGGCTCCGACAATAACGGTAATTATTCCGAGGAGGAGTTATCCGCTTTAACTAAGGCGGAACTCCTCACTCTAGCCGATGAGTTAGGAGTAACGGGCGTATCCAATAGCAATTTAAAAGCGGAGATTATTAACGCTATATTGAGTAGATAGGAGGCGTAATCTATGCCGGAATTTTTAACCGTAGTAACCGTAGACGAAGTATTAAATTATCTCGGTATCGACTACGCCGACGATATGGTTACTAATAATATCAATCGGGCAATCAATACCGCCGATGCATACCTCAAAGGCTCTATAGGTAATAATTATCCGTTAGACGATCCTCGGGCTAAAGAGTTAGCCCTTATCATAATCGCCGATTTATACGATAACCGTACTATGACATCGGTATCAAATAATACTAGGCGATTAGTGGACGATTTATCGCTACAGTTACGCCTGGAGTTAGGAGGGGTATCTAATGCCTAATCCATTCGATACGCCGATTATAATCCAAAAAATTAACGAGAGTACGGAGGATTGGGACGACCTTTTCTCCGTTCACGCTCGAATTAATAAGGCAAAGGCAGACAATGAGTATCTCAAAGCCGGAGCCGTTCAGAGCAAAGCCTCGTTAACGTTCGAGATCCGATGGTTTTCGGACGTTAAAAAAATTAGTCTCGATACTCAAAGTTACCGTATTTTATACGACGGTGTGGCTTTTAATATTATTGATTATGACGATTTTATGATGAAACATAAGACCGTCAAATTAGTAGGAGTGAGTTATTAATGGCGACACGAATTAAAGTTGAGGGTTTAAACGAGACTATCAACAATATGTTGACATTATATAGTCAAGAGATTAGAGACGGTATCGACCAGGTCGGCGAGAAAAATATTAAAGAATTAGTCGAGGAGACTAAAAAGACCGCTCCGACCGGTAAAAGACGTAAGCACTATAAAAACTCTATACGTTATACGATTCGTAAAACGAGATTAAATACGAGTTTTATATGGTACGTTAACGGCTCCGATTATAGACTATCTCACTTATTAGAGGACGGACACGCTCTCCGGAACGGCGGACGAGTTGAGGGTACTCACTTTATCCAAAAAGCAACGGATAAAATGTTGGAGAATTACGAGAAAGACGTAGAGGAGGTTATCCAAAAAAATGGTTAAAAACATTTTAATAAAAGCCGGTTTTGTAGAGGGCAAAACCTTTAAAGAAACTCGCTTTTTAAAGCCTCCCAAAGTTACGTATTGCGTATATTTTGACTCTTATAATAGACGAGGCTCAGACGACCGAAATCTATTAAAAGAGCATAGTTATACGATAGAAATGTATAGTTATAAATCCGACTCTCAATCAGAGGCGAAAATAGAGAGCGTTTTAGATGCTCTCGGTATCGAGTACGAAAAGTCCGAGCGTTATTGGTTGGAGACGGAGCAATTATACCAAACAATTTTTTATTTTGATTATGTAGAAAAATAGGAGGGTAAAATTATGGCAGAAAACAAAAGAGATGTCGAAGTTATTACTTTGGGCTCCGGTACCTTAATGTACAAAGAGTACACCGATACTATGCCGGCTTATACCGAATTTAAAGAAGAAACCGACCTTTTAGGTCGTATTCTCGGCGGTGCTACTCTTGAGTATAAGGGTACCTGGTACGAGGTTAAGGACGATAGCGGTAAAATCGTTAAAACCATTATTACCGACGAGGAGGCTACTCTCAAAAGTGGCGTACTCACTTGGAACGGCGAGACACTCGCTAAATTGTGCTCTACCGCTCGTGTAACCGATGCGGACGGTATCCGTACCGTAAAAATCGGTGGTGTTGGTAACTATAACGGTAAGTCTTACGCTATATGTTTCCATCACGTAGACAAGGTAGACGGCGATTGTTGGATCGTTATCAGAGGCGTAAACCAGGGCGGTTTTTCTTTATCGTTTGCAAAGGATAAAGAGACCGTTATCGATGCTGAGTTTAAATGCTTACCTCAAGACAATGACGGTACATTGATTCAGTACATCGAGCAGATCGGTGCGTCTGTAGGTTAATAACTATTAAAAAAGTGAGACGGGGATTATTCTCCGTCTCATTCTTTATATACGGAGGTATAAAAATGGCTAAATCTATCAATTTTAACAATGTGAAAAAACACTATTTAACGGTTGAACTCTCAGACGAGAAACATACCGTATTAATGATCGGAACTCCGACAAAAGCCGTAATGGACGATTTGTACGCTCTTAGAGATACACTTAACGCCGTTAACGAGGACGATGCCGATATCGAGGTTACAAACGATTTATATAACACTTGTGCTAAAGTAATGAGCCGTAATAAAGGCGGTATTAAAATTACCGGAGATTATCTCGCCGATATTTTCGACTACGAGGATATCGTTATATTTTTTAATGCATATATGGGCTTTATTGACGAGGTACTCGGCTCAAAAAACTAACTATCCCTTATTATCCGAGCAAGGATAACAATAAGGGACATAAATACACGATTACAACGTTTTGGGAGCGGTTAGTCGCTCAATATACCGGACTTAATATATTAGAGGTCGAGGAGTTAGATATTATCGACTATCTGACTTATCGACGTGACGCCTTTATCTCTCGAATGAACGAGACCGAAAAAGGACAAGAGTATTTGGATAAGGCGTGGCGGTTGGAGCAGACAAAGCCCGACCGAGACAGTTTACGAAAAAAATTCGGAAAGGAGGACTAAATATATGGCTAAAAATTTAAAAGGTATTACCGTCGAAATCGGAGGCGATACTACTCAATTAAATAAGGCTCTCGAGGATGTCAACAAAAAGACGAAAAGTTTAACCGGAGAATTAAAAGGCGTAAACGCTCTTTTAAAAATGGATCCCGGTAACGTAACTCTTTTGGCTCAAAAACAAGACATTTTAAACGGTGCTATAAGCGAGACAAAAAAGAAACTCGAAACGTTAAAAGAGGCTCAAACGCAAGTACAAGAGCAATTCGACAAAGGCGAAATAACCGAGGAACAGTATCGAGATTTTCAACGTGAGATTGTAGCGACCGAGAAAAAATTAGAAAGTCTTACGGACGAGGTTAAAGAGTTCGGCTCGGTAGGTGCTCAAAAAGTCGCACAAGTCGGCGAAAAAGTACAAGAGGTCGGCGGTAAGGTCGAGGAGTTCGGTAAGAAGTTCTCGGCGGTAAGTATTGGAGCCGGTGCGATTTTAGCCGGTTCTATCGCATCGTTTAAAGAACTCGATAGCGGTTACGATACTATCATTACTAAAACCGGAGCGACCGGAGAGGCTCTCGATGATCTCAACGGCGTAGCCGATAATATTTTCGGTAGTATGCCTACTGATATGGATTCCGTAGGTACGGCGGTCGGCGAAATCAATACACGATTTGCCTATACGGGCGACCAATTAGAGCAATTATCGACTCAGTTTATACAATTCGCCGAAATAAACGGCGTAGACCTTAATAATTCCATCGGCACGGTGGATAAGGTAATGGAGCAATTTAATCTCGATGCGTCCGAGACCGGAAACGTGCTCGATCTCATTACGTTAAAGGCTCAACAAACGGGCATAGGTGCCGATACTCTTATGAACAGTATTCAACAAAACGGAGCAACGTTTAAGGATATGGGATTAGGAGTTAATGAGGCTATTGTACTTTTATCTCAATTCGAGACTAACGGTGTAAACGTTGAGACCGCTTTAAAAGGTCTGAAAAAAGCGTCCGTAGAATACGCCAAAGACGGTATAACAATGGAGCAAGGTCTCGCCAAAACAATCGGTAGTATAAAAAACGCAAAGACCGAGACTCAAGCACTCGCAGAGGTTGAAAAGTTATTCGGATCCAAAGGTGCTAACGAAATGGTTAAGGCGATCCGAGAGGGACGTATTAACATTGATGATTTATCGGCATCGATGGGCGATTATGCCGGAGTCGTCGAGAATACATATAATGCTACGTTAGATCCTATCGACAAAAGTACCGTAGCGATGAATAATTTAAAACTCGCCGGTTCAGAATTAGGAGCGTCCGTACAATCTACATTCGCTCCGCTTTTGACGGCGTTAGTCGAAAAATTAAAATCTCTCGCCGATTGGTTCGGTAATTTATCGCCGACAATGCAAAAAACCATAGTAATAATTTTATCGATAGTTACGGCTCTCGCTCCGGTGCTAATTATAGTCGGACAGTTAATCACGTCCATAGGTTCGATAATGGCTTTTGCTCCTAAATTAGCCTCGGCATTTACCGCCGTAAAAACGGCGTTTTCGGCGTTGAGTACGGCGTTCTCGGCTAACCCTATCGGTATCGTAATAGTCGCAGTTACCGCTCTCGTGGGAGCATTTATTTACTTGTGGAATAATTGCGAGTCATTCCGTAATTTTTGGATTAACTTATGGGATAAAATCAAACAAATAGCCTCCTCGGTCGGCGATTGGTTTAAAAATATGTGGTCGTCCGTCCTCGAGTGGTTTAAAAATGCGGTAGCAAAAATCAAAGACTTTTTCTCTGATGCCTGGAACGGTATAAAGTCCGTTTTCTCCGGTACCGTTATCGGTGCTTATTTTTCGGCGATTTGGAATACGATCAAAGGAATTTTCGCCGTTGTTAAAAACGTATTGAGTGGTAATTGGTCGGAGGCGTGGAACGCTATAAAAAGTATAGTCGGCGGTTGGGCTAATTATTTCAGTACAATATGGAACGCTATAAAAAATGTATTTGCATCGGTCGGCTCCTGGTTTAGTACGAAATTTACCGAGGCTAAAAATAAAATAATTAGCGTTTTTTCCGGTATTAAAGAGAAATTTTTAACGATTGGTAAAAATGTCGTCGAGGGAATTTGGAGCGGTATATCTAACGGCTATACTTGGATAAAGAATAAAATAAAAGAATGGGTAGGAAATGTCGTAGATTTTTGTAAAAAAATCCTCGGAATAAAATCGCCGTCTCGCCTTTTCAGAGACGAGATCGGTCGTATGATTCCGTTAGGTATGGCTCAAGGTATAGACGATACTAAAGACAAGGTTACTAACTCCGTTAATGAACTCGTAACCGATACCCGTACCGAAGTCCAAAAAGTTACGGACGAAATGAACGCTAAATTGCTTGATAGTGAGAAAAAATATCAAGAGGCGAGCGAACGACTCAAAGACAGTAAAAAAGACTCGGATAAAAAATACCTCGAGTCTCTGAAAAAGACCGCAGAAGAAGAACGAAAACTATACGATGCTCGGGCTAAAGATATGGAAAACCTCAAAAAGAAAATGGGCGATGCCGTTAAAGCGTTGTCTGAGGATACGCTTAAGAGTCTCGACGATATCGTAAAAGCACAAGAAAAATTCGCCGATAAGTTAAAAGATTTCGGCTCATTAACGAGTACGATTAAATATACCGAAAACGGCGAAGAAAAAGAGGAATTAAGTCTCGCCAATTTGGAAAATCAAACAAAGTATCTCCAGGAGTATTACGATTTACTTGTAGCGGTTAAAGAGCGAGGTAATGTACCGTCTGAATTTATGACTATATTGCAAGATATGAGCATAGAGGACGGTCGAGCGTTCGCCGAGACGTTATTAGGTGCCGACGACGAGGCATTTAATAAATATATCGAGGATTGGAAAACCAAACAAGAGACCGCCGATAAATTGTCTAAGTTAATGTACGAGGACAAGGTAGACGAACTCGTAGACGTGAGTCAAGAAAAATTCGACGATCTTACGAGTAAATTTTTACTCATCGGCGAGAGTGCCGGTAAAGAGTTCGAGGACGGATTTTTACCGCAAATTATCTCTACAGTTAACGAGGCTATTTCTCATATCTCCCGAGCGTTTGCGTCTGCTAAATTGATTGATAGCACTACCGTTATTACCTCGACCGTTGACTCAATTCCTAAAATGGCACGAGGCGGAGTTCTTGAAAAAGGACAAGTCGGATTCTTGGAGGGAGACGGAGCGGAGGCGGTTGTACCTCTCGAAAAAAATACGGGTTGGTTAAACAGTATCGCCGACAAACTCAATAACCGTATGAGCAACAATCCGACCGAGTCGGACGGAGCGTTATTGTCTAAACTCGATAAGATTTACGAACGGTTAGACCGTTTGCAAGTCGTACTTGACTCCGGAGCGGTTGTAGGCGGTATTATTGACGGTGTAGACTCGAAATTAAACGAGCGAGAAATGTTAGCGTTGAGAGGAGTGTAAATCGTGGAGCGATTTTTTATCTTAGATAAATTTAATACTTTTTACGATTGGAGGCTTTATCTTACAGATAAATCCATAGACGAGCCGACTCCCGATACTAAATATATCAATATTGACGGTATGAGCGGTACTCTCGATCTCTCGGAGGCATTGACGGGCGAGGTTACATATCGAGACCGTACTATCTCCGCTACATTTTTTACCGACTACGGCAATTATAAAGAGCGTGGTAGATTACTACGCTCTATTATTGCCTCGTTGCACGGTCGCAAAATAAAGATTATAGAGCCGGACGATCCGACTCATTATTTTATCGGTCGAGTATCTATTAAATCTCACGAGAATACTATACCGTATGCTCAATTTAGTATCGAGGCGACTTGTGAGCCCTGGCGTTATGCTATGGACGAGAGTATCCGCTCCGTAACGGTTAATAATGACACGGTAAGCGTAATTATTAACAATAACGGAGTTAAATCTCTGAGTCCGGATATTAACATCAACGGTAATATAAAAATCGTTACGGACGATGTAAATATCGTATTATCGGACGGCGATTACAAAATACCCGATTTTAAATTAAAAGTCGGAACAAACAAAATCGACATATCCGGTCAAGGATCTATTACATTCAAATATAGAGAGGTGGAATTTTAATGTATAAAATTTTCGCCGATGATACTCTCATATATGACGATAATATAGAGGACTACAAAATTAATAAAGGATCAATAGGATTAGAACTCAATAAATCGGGTTCTTTTTCTTTTGCCCTTTATCCCGAGCACTTTTTTTATGATAGATTCGTGAGAATGAAAACCGTCATAAAAGTGTACAAAAGCAATAAAATCCTTTTTCGAGGTCGAGTCCTTAACGACGATATAGATTATTGGAATAATAAAACGTTGACGTGTGAGGGCGAGTTTGGGTTTTTCCAGGACTCAATTATACGACCTTTTGAGTTTAACGGTACGCCGGAGGAGTTTTTAAATAAGATTATAACCGAGCATAATTCGCAAGTAGGCGAGGCGAAAAGATTTAAACTCGGGAGAGTTACGGTTACGGATAATATCGGAGTAGATAACACTACTTACGATACGGCTCATACCGTACTAACAAAAAGACTCCTCGAGGGCTCCGGAGGTTATTTATTTATAACTCACGAAAATGACGGACTCGAGGATATGCCTACTCTCAATTTTTTAAAAGATTTTGAAACGGTATCGAGTCAACCGATTGAGTTCGGCGTTAATCTCAAACAATATACGAAAAAGTCTACGTCGTCCGACATTAAAACGGCAATAATTCCGTTAGGAGCAGAGGACGAGGAGACTAAAGAAAAATTAAACATTAAGAGCGTAAATAACGGAGAGGATTATATTTACGATTCTCACGGCGTAAATCGTTACGGTTGGATATTTGCGGTCGTTGATTATCCGGATATAACCGATGCTCAGACGTTGAAAACTACCGCCGAGAACGATTTACAAAATTTGATTAATCCTAATACAACTATCGAATTGACGGCGATAGATTTACATTTATTTGATCGCTCCATAGAGAGTTATAAACTCGGCGATTATATTCCGGCTCGGAGTAAACCTCATAATTTTAACGAGGTAATGCTCTGTAGTAAACAGACTATCGATTTATTAAAGCCGGATAACGATACCGTCACTCTCGGACATACGTACTCCAATTTTACAGAAAAAACGAGCACGTTTACCAATATCGTAAACTCTATTACTAAGGTCTACGCTAATGTAAACAAACTTAACACGGTTGTTAGTAATACAAATAAAAATACTCAAGAGGTAGTCGGTAACGTGTTCGGAGATATAGAGGCTTTAAGTCAAGCAATAGCGGAGTTAACGGCTCGTATTGAGGCGTTAGAAAACAAATAAAAAGGAGTGATATAAATGCTAAAAATATTTAATGGTATAAGCATATTCGGAGGTCTGATAGGAGGATATATTTGCTCTCTCCTGGGAGGTTGGGACGTGATTTTAAAGGCTCTCGTAATATTAGTAATTTTTGATTACGTAACCGGATTATTAAAGGCAATAGCGACAAAGACGTTATCGAGTTCGGTAGGATTTAAAGGATTAATCCGTAAGATAACTATATTTATTGTCGTTGCGACCGGAGTTATAATCCAAAGCGTTATAGGCGATGCTATACCGTTGCGAGAGATTGTAATTATATTCTTTATTTGTAACGAGGGTATTTCATTACTCGAAAACGCCTCGGAATTTGTACCGATACCGGAAAAATTAAAAGACGTATTGATACAGTTACGAACAAAGGAGGTCAAATAATATGGCTAAGGTATTTATAGGAGTAGGACACGGCGGATCCGATCCCGGAGCCGTCAAGTATATAAAAGAGGCGGACGCTAATTTAACTATGGCTTTAGCGTGTGCGGACGTTCTCAAGGCTCACGGCGTAGAGGTCAAGTTAAGCCGTACCAAAGACGAAAACGACGATATTAACGAGGAAATAAGAGAGTGTAACGCTTACGCTCCCGACCTTGCTATCGACGTACATAATAACGCCGGAGGCGGAGACGGTTTTGAGGTCTACCATTCTATTAACGGCGGTAAGGGTAAGACTCTCGCTACCAATATCGAGGCGGAGATAAAGGCTATCGGTCAGAATAGCCGAGGCGTTCGTACTCGTAAAAATTCAAAAGGTGCCGACTATTACGCTTTTATCCGCTCGACTAAATGCCCGGCGGTTATTTGTGAGGGAGTATTCGTTGATAACGCTACCGATGCGGATATCGCCGATACCGTAGCAGAGCAAAAAGAATTCGGTAAAGCGTACGCTCGAGGCATTTTAAAAACTTTGGGTATCGCTGAGACTAAAACCGAGACTAAAAAAGACGAGTCTTTTCTCGTAAAGGTTACTATTCCTAATCTCAATATTAGAACGGGAGCCGGTACCAATTACGGCGTATTAGGTAAATGTCCGAAAGGCGTTTATACCATTATCGAGGTCAAAGTCGGTAAAGGCTCCGTAGCCGGATGGGGTAAATTAAAGTCGAGCGATACAAAAAATCCGAAATGGATCTCGCTTGACTACGCTACAAGGCTCTAAAATTCGTTTCTAAGCGATTTTATATCAAAGTAGACTAATTTATCATAATTAAATATAAACACTCGCAGACGTAAAATACTAAAGCGAGAGGACAAAAAATTAAGGTCGGGGAGATTACTCCTCGACCTCTTTTTTTATGCCTCAAATTCTAAAATATCCTTTACGCTACATCCTAACGCCTGGGCTAACTTGTAAACCGTCATTGCCTCGGCTTTATTTATGTCTCTAAATCCTTGTTCGTAATATTGGATCATACGGATATTGACTCCGGAACGTTCGGAAAGTTCTTTTTGTGTGATGTTTTTTACGTTCCTATGATACTGTAAGTTGCTACCGTAACGCTCCTTTACCAATTCGAGTCCCGGCATCGCTACCAATTCGATTTTTTTAGTCATAATCTTAATCCTCCTTTATCTATACACCCAATCAATAACCTTTTCGCTTATATCTGATCCATAACTCGCAAACGTTGGCTTTTTTCCGTTCATATAAAACATTGCTTTTCTTTTTCTACCATCTTTGAGAGTTACGATCACTTTCGCACTATCGCCGACATATTTAGGGTATTTCATAATTTTAATCTCCTTTAAATTTATTTTGGAGGGAGGACTTAGCCTCCCTTTTATTATGCTTATCGCATTATAGCAATGCCATAAACCAAGTCGCCTCGTTCGTTATAAACTTTCCAATTTTCATCCGTTCTTCTTTCAAGTTCACAACGATGCTCGAACGCTTGACTATCGTTGTCAAAGTTTTCTACCTTTCGAATTTTTCCCATTACTGTAAAATAATATTTCATTTTTTTTAATCCTCCGTTTTTTGTTTTTTATTTCCCCGGAGGAGATTTTTTATCTCCTCGGTGTACAGTTGCCGTTCTCGTCGGCTACCCATCCGGATTTGTTGAGCATTTCCTCAACTAAGGATTTAATCTGTTCGTTTGTCATAATTACGACCTCCTAAAAAAATTTATTGTTGTCTCAACTGTTGTACTTATTATACACCTACAGATGTACTAATGTCTATTGACATTTTACACAAATTTACAGTTTTGCTTTTGTGTATTTTGTACATCTATAGATGTATAACATAAAATTAAGAATATTTTTTGACATTTTTTTACATCTGTGCTATAATGCTCTCGGATATCGGTATAAGTGTATTCCATATACGAATACCCGTTAAAGCGTGTGGTCAAATATGGGATACAGAGAAAAGCCTCGGTAATTGGAGGGATAAAGCCGGCGGTTATGGGATTCAAGAGCCTTTTGGTATGTTAGCCGTTGAGCGAATAAACGGCGATTATTTTAACGTAATGGGTTTACCGGTTAGCCGTCTGTATCAAATGTTAAAAGAAATAAAAGCAATATAAAAAAGACTCTCCAGGAATGGAGAGCCTCTTTTTTTATGCAAATTTCCAATAAATATAAACGTCGTCGTTATCTAATTCGATGTAATAAATTAGAGACGAAATTAATAATCTTATCTCGTCGAGGTCTCCGTGTTCGATTACCTCGTCGAATGTCTCGACTATCTCTCGAGTTTCCTCCTCAGATATTACGCCAGCCTCAGCGTTTAAAATTTCAAGTTCTCGATTTAATTTTTTACGTTGGTCGTTTAATGGGTTTACTTTTTCCGATACTTGATCGATTGTAAATGTGCCGAGACCGTATAAATCCATAAAACGAGAGATTTGCTCGTCTAACGTTTGTATTTCTTTTTTAATTGTATCGATTTTAGTAGGAGCGTCTTTTTTTGCCGTTTCGTCTTTAACTATTGTATGGAAATACTCGGGATCTACCGCTAATTTTTTAATTTCGCCGAGGACGATATTATCGAGATCCGGCATACGCCAATTTTTATTTTTACAGTTTGGATCTTTAATCATTTTCGGTACACTTTTATTTCGAGAATAACAAGAGTAATATAACGGAGGCTCGCCGTCTTTCCATTTCTTACCGGCTTGTCTACAGTATCGAGCCCCGCAATGCTTACAGTATATCATACCGCCGAGGTACGTAGATTGTTTACGAGTCTTAGTATATTTACCGGCGTGCTCCTCGTCTCGCATATCTAATATTGCTTGTATCTTTGCGAATGTCTCCTCGTCATAAATAGGCTCGTGATTACCTTTATAATATTGTCCGGCATATTTTATATAACCGAGATATGTTTTATTTCTAAATACATATTTTAATCGTTTAGCCTCCCAATTATTCACGATACCGCTACGACCTCGATACGTGTAACCTTTATTGTTTAAAGTATTGGTAATAGTACGGAGCGGAGTACCTTTAAATAATAAATCTACCGCCTCCATTATTTGCATTTTTTCATATTCATTGATCTCGAGTTCCTCGGTCTCCGGATTATAATTATAACCTATCGGCTCACTCGATCCGCCTCCCCATTTTCCCTCTTTAGCCCGAGCCTCTTTACCCATCATTGTACGCTCTTTAATATTCTCACGCTCAAGTTGACTAAAAATTGAGAGTAGACCGACCATTGCCCGTCCGAACGGTGTCGACGTGTCAAAATTTTCATTCATAGATACAAAATCTACATTATGCGCTAAGAAAACGTCCTCGATTAAAATCATTGTATCCTTTTGGGAACGACTCAAACGGTCTAATTTATATACGGCGACTTTATCTATATCGCCGTTTTTTATGTCTCTAATCATTTCAGTAAGAGCCGGACGATCTGTATTGCCTCCGGAAAATCCAGGATCAACATAAATTTTATATACGTCCCAGCCCATAGCCTCGGCGTATTTTTGTAGTCGTTCCGTTTGTTCGCTTATAGAATATCCCTCAATTTGTTCGTGAGATGATACTCGGACATATAACGCTACTCGTAATCGGTGTACGATAGGCTTATTCATAATTATAGTCTCCCTTTTCTCAACCTGGAAAGGTGTGCTATAATAAATTGTCGGCTATTATAGTTCTCCCAGGAGGATTATATCAGTTACCGTCTCGACTATAAATCGAGGCGGTTTTTTTATCTTCATAACAAAATAACAAAAAAAGTTGAAAGTTACTATATATTTTTATTTTTATATATTTTTTTATTATATTATTATATATTTTATTATATTTTCTTAAATTAAAAATAATTATGTTAATAATGTTGTGATGATAAATAAACTCAGTATTAGAGCGGTTTTAAGTTATAACAAAACGATAAAATCTATTTTGTTTATTTTGTTGTAATTTTTTATTTTTTTGTTGATTGATAAGTTTTCGATTTTTAAATCGAAAAAAAATATAAAAAGTAAAAAACGAAAAAAATTTTTAAAAATATAGTTTTTGTTATTTTTGTTGTGCTTTTTTCTTGGCGATTTCGACGCCAACCTCCATAGCATCTATAATAGATTCTAATCCGGCTTTAGATATCGGCGATCCGTTGAGCGTGATTTTGTGATGATGGATTAATTCGTCTTTAGCGTTGGCGATAACGTCCTCAATATCTAAAGGCTCGTTGGTTGATGTTTCCGGACGAGTTTTTGATAGTCTTATTTCTCCGTCCGCTAGAGCGTCTACACTAATACCTAACGCCTTACATATTTTCATTATGCTCGAAATACTAGAGTTATCGATCCCTCTCTTAAATATGCTCGACATTGTGGTATAAGGTATATCGATTGCGATCGTAAACTCCCTTACACTATGGTACCTCTTTAAAATTAAATCTTTAAGTTTTTCCTCTGTTGTCATTTAATACACCTCCTATTTATAAGTATTATAATACCGTTTTTACGATATTTCAATAGTTATTTACGCTTTTTCGACAATTTTTTCAAAATTCATATGATATAATTAAGTCCAAAGACTTACGGACATCAAAAAAATACAAGAATTTTAATGTTTTTGATAAAAATTTAAAAAAAATGCTTGACAATTACGAAAATTAGTATATAATCAATCTTGTGTTGACGAAAATTAGTTAAAAAACGAATACTCGTTCTCGTTAACCAATCAATTAACCAATTAATAAAAAAGGAGGTTGAATGTATGTATCCGAATTTACGAGCAGAGATGGCTCGAAAAAATGTAACTATTACCGACTTATCTAATTTATTGAATGTCCGTATAGCAACGGTATCTAATAAGTTAAAGAAAGGTAAAGTTACACTCAAAGAGGCGAAAATTATAAAGCGACATTTAAATGTCGAAATGAGCCTCGAGGAGTTATTCGAGGAGGCGGTCTAAATGGTTTACCATATTCTCAAGAACGGGGAAAGACCGAAAGACATAACCGGGCATATCGTTAAGGTTAAGGATGCCGAAAGTCTGTATCAGTTAATACATAAGGTCGCAAATAAAAAACGGAGGTAAAATTATGATTAGAACGATCATAAAAAAAGTAAGCGGTTTAAGTTGTATCGCCGGTATAGTTTATGCTCTTGGTATCGCCGGAGCATCGGATTTACACCAAATAGATTTTAAACCTATGATATTAAAAGTCGGCGTAGCCCTACTGTTAATAGGTATCGGTTACATAGGGTTAAAGGCTAACGGATGTATGGAGTAATGCGATGATTAAATTATATCGGCATCAAGATATCGCTCTCTCATTTATGAGGAGCAACAATTACTTTGCTCTCTTTATGGAACAAGGTACCGGTAAAACAATTCCGTCATTATATAGGATATTGGATTTGTTAAAGTCCGGAACGATCGAGGACGCTTTAGTTATTGCTCCTAAGTCGGCTCTCGGTGCCTGGGAACGTGACATAGAGTTATTTAACGATATGGATCGGCAAATGCTTAAAGACGGTATTACTCTTATCAATTACGATAAGGTATGGCGAGGAGATAAAAAGTCGCCGTATTATAAAAAATGGGGTTGCATAATATTAGACGAGGCTCACGCTATTAAGAATAGGACGAGTCAGAGGTCTAAATTTATTCTCCGTATCGCTACGATGAGCGATTATCGATACATATTAACCGGAACGCCTATTAGTAACGGTCAATTAGAAAACATATGGTCGTTGTATTGCTTTTTGGATCCGTACATAGAGAGAGGCTATCCGTACTCTCATATATTCGGAGGCTCATACTATGAGTTTCAAAAACGATATTGCATTTTAAATATGTATCATAAGCCGAGTAGTTATATACACGTTAACGAACTCCAGGAGATTATTAACGAACATAGTTACCGAGTTAAAAAAATCGATTGTTTGGATTTGCCGGAAAAATTACCGGACGAGATTATAAAAGTCGATATTACAGAAAAGGCATTATATAAAAAATTAACTACTACGAGTGCTTTACTCGAGTACGATATCCTCGCAGAAAATCCTCTCTCTCGCCTCGTTAAACTACGTCAACTATGTAGCGGACATATTAAGTTAGATAACGGCGAGATTATAGAACTCAAAAATGAAAAACTAAGTATATTAGAGGAAATTATCGAGGGTTACGAGGACGATAAAAAACTCGTTATATTTGCGGAGTTTAAATACTCGATATCTAAAATATCCGAGTTATTGTCTAAACTCAAAATTAAATATGTAGTTTTAGACGGCGATCAAAAGGATAAAACGATATGGAGAAAATTCCAGGCGGATAAAACGATAAAAATTATTGTATGCCAATATCAGACGGCGAGTGCCGGTATCGATTTATTTTCGAGCGATACTATGATATTTTACGAGCCGACTTTACGCTCTCAAATATTAGAACAAGCACGAGACCGAATACATCGGAGCGGACAATCTAATAAATGTAGTTATATTCATTTACTCACTAAAGGAACGGTCGAGGTAGATATATATAGAGCCTTATCCGGATATAGTGATTTTTCGGAAAAACTGTTTGTCGAGTATATGGATAATTATAAGAGGAGTTATAACTCCTAAATTTTTTAAAAGAGTTAACTCAATTTCGTAAATGGGAGGTTGAATTTATGAAAAAGCGTTGTTTAGAGTGCGGTTGTCATATGGACGACGATCACTACGGTAATATATGCGAGTGTTGTATGGACGATCGAGTACCAGGCGAAAAACCTTTAAATATTTCGGCTATGTGTGACGAGGAGTACATAACGAAAGTAGTACGGCGTAAGGGAGTGTTAAAGGAGTGCGAATAGCGATAATAGACGCTGATTTAATCGGTCGAAAAAAACATAGATTCCCTAACCTCGCTTGTATGAAAATTAGTTCATATCATAAAAAACTCGGCGACGATGTGGAGTTATTAACGTCCTACGACTATATCGAGAATTACGATAAAGTTTACATATCTAAAGTATTTACGGATACTCCTATTCCAGACGGAATAACCTCTCTATCTTATGTTGAGTACGGAGGTACGGGTTTTTATTATGATCAATCTCCTAATTTACCGTATGAGATAGAGCATATTTATCCGGATTATCATTTATATGATGAGTTTATAAATCGGAAAATTAACGAAGGTTTTAAACGTTCAGAATTTAAAGAGTATCTCGATTATAGTATCGGTTTTTTAACTCGAGGATGTTTCCGTAAATGCGGATTTTGTGTAAATAAAAAATACGATCGAGTTTTTAAACATAGTCCGTTGCACGAGTTTTACAATCCGACTCGCAAAAAAATATGTTTACTTGATGATAATTTTCTCGGTTTCCCGAATTGGAGAGAGTGTCTCCAGGAATTGAGAGAGACCGGTAAACCGTTTAAATTCAAACAAGGATTAGACGAGCGGTTACTCACTCCGGAAAAATGCGAGTTATTATTTAATTCTAAATATGACGGCGAGATAACGTTCGCTTTTGACAACGTAAAAGATTATCGGATTATAGAGAAAAAATTAAAATTAATCAGAGAACATAGCAACAAACAAATTAAATTTTATGTGCTATGCGGATACGATGATAACGACCTTTATAATACTGATTTTTGGATACAAGATATTATAGATACTTTTAAACGTATCGAGTTATTAGGGCGATATAAAGCGATACCGTATATTATGAGATTTAAAAAATATGAGGAGTCTCAACATAGAGGGGTTTATATAACGATAGCACGATGGATAAATCAACCGGCTTTTTTCAAAAAGAAAAGCCTCGAGGAGTTCGCTCTTTTATCCGGCGGAGCATCTGTTAGATATTTAGAGGAGTTTAAAAAAGATTATCCTAAAATATATGACGAGTTGTTTACTCGTAAATATTGGAGTGAGGAGGCGGTAAAAAATGAGTAAGGATTGGACGGGTAACGCTAATAGCATTTATAAAATTATCGGAGCGTCTAATCATACTACCGAGGAGCGACAAGTCGACGACTACTACGCTACCGATCCTATAGCGTTGGAGATGTTACTCAAAAAAGAGACATTTAGTCCGTACGTTTGGGAGTGTGCTTGTGGTGGCGGTCATTTGTCTAAAGTATTAATCGACAACGGCTATAAGGTAAAATGTTCCGATATCGTGTATCGAGGATTTGAGGATACTCAAATTATTAACTTTTTAGACGTTCAAAAAGAGGACGTTAAAAACGATTTTCCCCGAGATATTATAACTAATCCTCCATATAAATACGCTAAAGAGTTTGTCGAAAAGGCTCTCGAAATTTCGAGCGATGGCGTTAAAATTGCTATGTTTTTGAAATTGACATTTTTAGAGGGTACGGCTCGATATGAGATGTTTAAAAAATATCCGCCTAAAAAAATATACGTATTTAGTAAGCGTATAAATTGCGGTAAAAACGGAGAATTTACCGGCTCCTCGGCGGTCTGCTACGCCTGGTTTATTTGGGAGAAAGGATATACCGGTAAACCGGTCGTATCGTGGTTAATATGATGAATATTTACATATATGATATCGAGGTATTTACGTCCGATTGGATAGTAGTATTCAGACGACCGGAAAAAGACTCTAATCATATCGTAATACATAACGATAATAATCGGCTCCGAGAGTTTCTAAATCAACCGGATATTATTATCGGAGGCTTTAATAACAAGCATTACGATAATTGGGTGATCCTAACGATGCTATTAGGCGGTAGTAATATCGAGGTCAAACGACATAACGATTTTATAATTAACGGCGGTAACGCCTGGGAGTTTCCCTTTATACAGTTTCAAAAATTGCCGTTTAATTCGTTCGATTTAAAAGACGATATCGCCGATCCTGGTATAAGTCTCAAGGCTATAGAGGGTAATCTAAATCTCCCGATCGTAGAGTCGTCCGTCCCGTTCGATATCGACCGCAAATTAACGCCGGCGGAATTAGACGAGGTTATTAAGTATTGTAAATACGATGTAGACTCGACGATTTTGTTATACGAGGCTCGTAAGGTAAACTATCTCGATGCTAAAGCCCTCGTCGGAGAAATGTACGGCGTACCGGTCGAGGAGGCTCTCGGTCTTACCAATGCGAAATTATCCGCTAAGGTGCTCGAGGCTAAAGCCGTTAAACGTACAGACGAGCGAAATTATATCGTACCGGATAATATCGATACGGATCTCATACCTAAAGTGATACTCGATTTCTTTTTACAAATAAGAGATAAAAGTATCCCGGACGCTAAATTATTCGGAGCCGGTAAAGGCTCTAAGGGTATGACTCTCGATATTATTCTCAAAACCTCATACGGCGAGTGTCCGGTTACGTATGCCTGGGGAGGCGTTCACGGTGCTAAACCGTGTGTAACGATTGAGGAGACAGACGACCGAGTAATCATTAACCAGGATGTCGGCTCTCTATATCCTAACAGTATGATAAATTTCGGATATTGTAGTCGCTCAATGGCGGATCCGGAGGCATACAAAAAACTCGTACAAAAACGACTCGGATATAAAAAGACCGCCGGAGATTTGAGTAAAAAACTCGCTGAAAAATACGGCGACGATTGGTATAAACGTACCGACGAAATACTCAAAGATTGCGACGAGGAGACCGCTAAGGATATACAAAATCAAATAGATTTTGATGATAAACAATCGGCGTTAAAACTTGTTATTAATACGGTTTACGGTGCTATGTTAAATCTATATAACGACTTGGCGGATCGATGGGCTGGGCGTAGCGTGTGCATATCTAATCAATTAGCGATCACGATGTTAATAGTACAGTTAGCCCGACAATGTAAAACGATTGATTTTATCAATATCAATACAGACGGTGTTATGTTCTCCGTTGATAAATCAGAGGTAGCGTTATCTGAGGCGATTGTCTCGACCTGGAGCGAGATTACTAATTTCGAGATGGAGCGAGACGATTTTAAAAAGGTCATACAAAAGGACGTTAATAACTACATCGGTATAACTCCGGACGGTAAATTTAAGACTAAGGGCGGTTATGTATCGCTATATAAAGGCGGTAATTTTAAGACTAATAGTTTGTCAATAGTTCATAAAGCGATTGTCGAGTATTTGGTTAATAATATTCCCGTTGAGACTACTATTAACGAGTGCAAAGATATTTTTGCATTTCAACAAATAGTAAAAACCGGCGGAACGTTTGAGGGCTCTTATCATTATATTAACGGCGAGAGAGAGCCTATTCAAAAGGTTAACCGAGTGTACGCCGTAAAAGACCATAAATACGGTCAAGTAGTAAAGGGTAAATGGATTACCGAAAAGCGAAAAAAGGACAAGGATACCGGAAAAATGATTAGTACGCCGGTCGATCCTCCTCAATGGAGCGAGACGATAATATCCGAGTGTCCGGCTCACGCTTTTATCGATAATGAGAACGTCTTAACAGTAGACGAACTCGACAAAGATTACTATATCGATATGGCTAAAAAACGTATCGATAAGTATATAAATATTGATCCTACGGTTGCCCGTAAGATACAAAAAATTAATGAGGAGGTCATTATTATGGCAGAAAAGAAAGAAACAAAGACCGTGCCTAATGAGACGGTCGCAAAATTGAACATTTACGGTAAGTTACTTTTGGCTCGTAAAATGTTCGCAGAGGCGGAGGTTAAGAAAACCGGGAAGAATACGTACGCCGAGTTTAAGTATTTTACACTCGAGGATATTATCCCGGTTAAGACGGCTATTTTTGAGGAGTTAGAGTTAGTCGATACGGTGTCTTTTGATAACGATATCGCCGTATTAAAGTTATTTAATGTCTCTAATCCGGAGGAGCATCTTATTTTTACGAGTCCTATCGCTCCGGACGAGTCGTTAATTAAAAATCCTATCCAAAAACTCGGAGCGGTTGAGACTTACTTACGCCGATATTTATATCTTTCTATGTTGGATATCGTTGAGACGGACGTAGTCGATAATATTTCCGGTAAGGACGAACCAAAGAAAACCGAGGACGTTAAAAAACTAAAAAAACCGGCTACCGTTGAGGAGCGTACAGAGGTAAAAAAAGAGTTGATTAATAAAGACGGCGAGGCTACTCCTACTCAGATTAAAGCAATTAAAAACGGACTCAAAAAACTCCGAGAGAAAGACGAAAAATACGAGCCTTATATTAAGGAGTGCGTAAAGAAAATTAAAGCCGGAGTCGCTAAGGCTGAGGCGGAGGATATGTTAATCGAAATCGGTAATAAAATCGAGGAGCAATAATATGAAAGTCGGAGATATAGTTTACGTTGTTAATGCGAAAACTAATCGATTAGACGTGTGGGTTTTTGACGGCTATATGATTATGCCGAACGGAGCATATTGCAGATTGGTTAAAGGTAAAAATTTTTGCATCTTACCTAAACAATGTGTCTTTAAATCTAAAGTCCGGGCGTTAAAGGTATTAAAGAAAAAATTTTTTAATTGAGTTTACTCAATTTCGTAAAGGAGGTGGCGAAAATGTATTTTAACGTTGTGAGTTTTAAAAATTCTAAGACCGTAGCGTTTACGTCTGATGTGCCGTTCAGTATCGATAAACTCGGTACAGATTGGAGCATCGTTACAGATGCTAAGACCGGTCAAGTGATTAGTTTTAAAAATTCAGAGGTTACGGCTATTCTCTCTAACAAAGTAGAGACTAAAAAGTCGGTAAAACGTACGAAAAAGCCGAACATCAAAACGGAAATAGTATCAGAATAAAAAATATTGGGAGGTATGTACTTATGGAATTTTTAGAGGGTAATAGGCTCAAGGTTGAGCCTCCGAAAAAACCTAAAAAATTAACGGCGACTCGATTCGCTACAATTATGAATTTAAACGCCTGGGCGACTCCGTTCTCGGCGTGGTGCGAAATGACTCGTACTTACGAGGATCCGTTCGAGGACAGTATTTACACGGTAGCCGGTAAGATTATCGAGCCGAAAATAGCGGAGTATTTAAAAAGTCGCTACTTTATGGATATTAAAAGTCCTACGGACGTTTACGGTCAAGACTATTTTAAAAAGACTTGGGGCGACTTTTTCCCGGACTCCGAGGCTCTCGGCGGTATGTGGGATTTTCTCGGCGATGATTTCGTAGTCGAGGTTAAGACGACAAAACGTGTAGAGGATTGGAGAGGCGAAAACGGAGAGGTCGAGCCTCCGATATATTACAAACTCCAGGCGTCATTATACGCCTACCTTTTAGGATTTGATAACGTTGTTATGACGTGTAGTTTCCTGGAGGATAAAGACTATCCGATCGACAACGGAGACGGGACATTTAATACCGCTCCGACCGAGGCGTTTACTCCTAACGCCGATAATACGGTAGTTATTGAGTTTCTTTTATCGGAGGAGTTTCCTAACTTTAAGGAAAAATACATAGATCCGGCTCTTAAATTTTGGGAGGATCACGTATTAACGGGTATCTCTCCGGAATTTGACGAGAAAAAGGACGCTGAGATATTAAAGGTACTCCGAAAAAATACGGTCGAGCCTACCGACGACGAGATTAATACGTTAATCGCCGAGGCGGATAAACTCCAGGAGTCTATCGACAAAGCAGAGAGCAAACTCGCCGAAAAGAAAAAGCGACTAAAAGAACTCGACGACCAGGTCAAAAAGTATATGTCCGGACAGTTTAGAGACGGCGACAAAAAAGTCGAGGTACTCGGTAAAAAATACGTATGGAGCGTAACAAAGTCCGAGCGTAATAGTTTAGACAGTACGGCTCTAAAAAAAG